CGCCGTCCGGCGATATCGTCTTCAAAGCCGACGACCCGGCTTACGCGGAACTGTCGTTCGACCTAACGTTTAACGTGGGCGCCAATTCAGAGCCGGCGCTCATCATCGACGGTCGGGCTTACTAGGAGGCGACATGACGCTGCTAGTTCCTAATCAAGGCGAGCAAATTGTTTTAGAGGCGACTGTCGGTAAGACCGCTGGTCAGAATCTAGCATTAGTATTGTATTCGTCGAATACAACCCCGGCGGAAACGGATACTGAAGCCACCTATACAGCAATGAGTGGTTTCGGTTACGCCGATATTACGCTAACCGCCGCGAGCTGGACGTTTACTGCTGGGAATCCATCTACGCTTTCTTATGCGGAGCAGACGTTCACGTTTACCGGAGCTGCGGGGAATTGCTACGGGTATTACTTCAAACAGGTCACCAGTGGGAAGCTAGTATGGGCGGAGCGGTTTACCTCAGCGCCGTTCAACATCGCGAATAATGGTGACCAGATTAAAATCACCCCACAAATTACCGCAGATTAATGGGATTAGAATATGGCTAAGAAAGATTTCCCTCGTAATGGTGCTTGGGCTGTTGATGAAAATGGTCGATGCGGAATTCTCTACCAAGCGAGGGACAGTACTCGCGAAGAATTTCACATCGTTAATGAAGTTGGCGAGACCAAGATCGTACAGATCCGGCCCTGGATACTAACCGATGAAATGAAGGGGGCGACTGGCGCTTTGCTGCGCTCTCGCATGACTGACGGTGGTCGGTTTGAAGAATTCGTTCTCGTGGGTGCCTTGGCGCCGGAGGACGCGGATCTTCCTGTTGAGCCCTGCCCCTGGACGAAGCTTTCCATCGCGCCTGTCTCCGCAATCCCGGCTAATCGCATCGCGGGGCTGTCGGCGGAAGACCTGAAGGCGATGGGTTACGTTTGATTTTCCACACCACTGATTTTCCACACTACTGAGAATGAACCGATGAAACGTGCTTTAGCTTTTGTTGTGCTGCTCTCCGTCGCCCTGGTTTCCAATGCCGCGACTCTAGTCGTGCAGTGGGTTGACCCCACCCCGGCTGGGCCGGCTTACGTCGCGGGGTATGCTGCGGAGTATCGAATCAACGGCGGCACGGCTACGCAGCTCAATAGCCTCGCCACGCCATCGATCAACGCGACGATTACGGCGGTGGCTGGGAATACGGTTGAGGTCCGCTATCGAGCGAGCAACAACATTGTGCCTGCTAGCCCAATCAACGGGAACTGGTCGGCCTGGTATCCCGCGACGCAAGCGGCGGCGCCAAACGATCAGAATGCTCCGACCTTCATTCTGTTTGCGTACTAATATGAAACGCTTCCTTATTGCAGTCGTTCTATGCGCGCTTGCTGTCACATCCGGCGCATGGACGCTGCAATGGAATCCTGGTAGTGACTGGCCGACTGGAACGACTGTTATCGCCTGCGTTAACGGAGAATGCGTTAATGGGATTACAGGGACTAGCCAGTCTTTCAGCGCAGTCTATCCAGCGGGGACGGTATTGCATGGGACGGCGCAGGCCGTCCCTCCCGCCGGATATCAGTGTGGCGAGCCGCTTGCGCCATGTCCGCCTTCAATTATTGCTGAAATCTCACAGACGATTCCGGCTGATCAATCGCAACCCGATAAAAATGCGTGGACTATAGGAAATCAAATGGCCGATCCCGTATTTGGCGAAATAGGGACCGCTTATATATCTGCGAATACAGCCGTAAGCAGTCTATCAACAACGATACTACATGTTGCTTCTGGCGATTTCATTTTAGTGCTTTTAGCTCGCGAGCAGCAAGAAAACTGCACGGGGGTTGCAAGCACGTCTCCAGCGTTGACTTTTACTAAGGTAGCGACAATCGCACAAGACGCAAATATCAGCATGGACGTGTGGGCTGCGATTGCTACGGCATCCGCGTCGTCGATGACGATATCCGCAAGTTATTCCGATGCGCAAGCGTGGGGGGATATCGCTTCCGCACGCTGGAGCAATGCCCCATCGTCAATAACCCCAGTCCAGAGTAGTACTTTGTCTCAAATGTCGTCCGCAACAACGAATAGGACTGCAACGAATGTCACGACGACCCAGCGGACGCTGATTATTGCAACGGGATCGGATTGGGATTCGTATAACACACATACCGCCACAACAAACTGGACGAAGCGGATCGATAGTCAAACGGGGGGGACAAATTCCTCTCTGCACTTTCTGTATGATCGCGTCGCTAACGCTGGGACTTACCCAAGTGGAAACTACGGGTCTACGAATAATAGTGATCGATACGTCTCCAGTTTCCTAGCATTTCCTATATCGGCTGGGGCTACTTATACACATACCGCAAGCGGCGGAATCGCCACTGGTGGCACCGCTACGCTAAAGCGAGCTTTTGCAAGATCCGCAAGCGGCGGCATTGCCACTGGTGGCGCCGCTGCGCTAAAAAGGGTTTTCGCCAATCAAGCCACCGGTGGCATCGCAACCGGCGGCGCTGCTTCCACGTCGAAGTCGTCGGGGAATAGCTACATCGCAACTGGCGGAATCACAACGGGCGGCGCCGCTACGCTGAAACGGACCCAAGCATCGACGGCGAGCGGTGGGATTTCCACGGGTGGCACGGGGGGGCTGAAGCTCGTAAAAACCGTGTCGGGTTCTGGGGGCATTGCAACGGGCGGCGCCGCTGCGCTGAAACGGGCCTTTGCAAGATTCGCCAGCGGCGGCTTGGCCACCGGCGGCACTGCTCCGCTCAAGATCGTCAAGACCACGACCGCGACGGGCGGGATTGTCACGGGCGGCGCGGCGACGGCATCGAAATCGTCTCCTGGGCAGAACAGCTACACGGCCAGCGGTGGCGTGACTACCGGCGGCGCGGCAACGCTCAAGCGCACGCAAACGGCTGTGGGGGCGGGCGGCATCGCCACCGGTGGCGCGGCGACACTCAAGCGATCCTTTGCTCGACTGGCCACCGGTGGTTTATCGACGGGTGGTGCGGCCGTTCTCAAGCGGATTCGCGCTTATCTAGCATCGGGCGGGCTAACCACCGGTGGAGCGGCGTCCGTCACACTCACGGCGGGCGCCTTCTCCTATGTTGCCTCTGGGGGGATTGCCACGGGCGGATCGGCATCGTTGCGAATCTTGCTGCACTACCTCGCCAGCGGGGGAGTGACGATAGGGGGTGCGGCTTCGGCCTATGCCTGGTCGTCGGTTACGGCTCTTCCTCATGGAAATCCTGCCTTCGCTCGACTCTCTTCGGTGGCCGCGATGGAGCGGATCCCCCCACTGGCCAGGGTCGCATGAAAATTCCGGTCTATATCGGGCGCGGGAACGCGGAAACGCTTCGGCTGTTCATGATCGCATCGGACGGCCGCGAGCTGTCGGTTGCGGCGTTTCTATCGAGCGTGACCCGAATTCAGTTGATCACCCGTAATGGGACGATTGACAGCCAGACGACCCCGCAAGCGCTGGTGATCGACGCCGCCGCGCAAACCTTGACGGTGACCATCGGCGATCAATTTTCGACCGCTGGGCTCTATCCGGTGCAGCTCGTGCTGTTTTCTGCCGCGTATCCGAATGGCTACGTCTGGATTGATCGATATGATGCGGAGCCGTCCCGGCGGCTGGTGCTGAACGTGGTGGCGGGGAGCTGACGCATGGCGATTCGTGATCTGCTCGTTCAACTGGTTATCAGGGCAAAAGACGAAGCATCTGGTGCTATTGGACAGGTCAGCGATACGGTAGGATCGCTGTCCGAGCGAGTTCGAGCTGCGCTGGAGCCGCTGCGGTCGTTCGCGGGGCTGATTACTGCGGCAATTGGAATTGGCGGCGCAAAGGAATTGATCGAGCGCGCCGACGCCTACACCAGCCTGTCTAATCAAGTCCGTGTCGCGTCGAAGAGCGAGCAGGACTATCAAGCCTCCATCGCTGCTGTTGCGAATATTGCGAAGGATGCCAATTCCGACCTCGCCAGCACCGCCAGCCTGTATGGGAAGGTCAAGCAAAACGCGGATTCGCTAGGTATTAGTCAGCAGCAAATTGCCGATGTCACTGGCGTCGTCGCCAAAGGTATGCAGCTCTCCGGCGCGGAGACAGCGGCGGCGGCTGGCGCAACGTTGCAATTCACGCAGGCGCTGGGGTCTGGCGTATTGCGTGGCGAGGAATTTAACAGCGTCATCGAAGCCAGCCCAGCATTGATCAAAGCGATTGCCGATGGGCTGGGCGTCACCGTAGGCGAGATGCGCGGGTTGGCCGAGGCCGGGCAGCTCACCTCGGATCGAGTGGTGCAGGCGCTCCTGTCGCAAAAGACCGCTATTGACGAGGTGTACGGCAGTCTCCCGCAAACTGTCGGGCAAGCGATGGGGCAGTTGAGCAATGCCGCGACCCTGTTCATCGGCAAGCTGAACGAAGAAACGGGCGTCACGCGCTCGCTGGGCGATGGGCTCAGGTTTTTAGCGAACAACATGGATGCCGTTGCGGCTGTGGCTGGGGCTGCGTTCGCCGCCAGCATGGCCAAAGGCGCGCAAAGCACCGCGCAATTCGTTACCGCGTCGCTGGCGGCACGAGATGCTGCTCGACAACAAGCGATTGCCGCAGAACAGCAGCAAGCCGCCAATCTTGCTGCCGCGCAAGGCCAGGTGGCTGCCGCGCAAGCGGCCTACAACCGGGCACTGGCCGAACAGCGGGCCGCGCAAGCGCAACTGGCTGCTCTCGAATCGCTATCAGGGCTCTTTGCGAGCGAGGAAGCGCTGACCGCTGCTCGAGCGCAATCAGCAGGGGCTGTCACCGCTGCCACTGCCGCGACCAACCGATATGCCGCCGCCCAAGCCGCGCTGAATGCGTTGCAGGGGCCGGCTGCTGCCAGCGCCGGGCTGTTCGGACGGGCCATGAGCGTGCTGGCGGGTCCGGGCGGCTTGATCCTGGCTGCCGTTTCAGCGTTCGGTTTGCTATACGAATCGTTCTCGAAACAAAAGCCCGTCACCGATGACTTGAATCAATCGGTTGAGCAGTTTGCCGAATCGCTCAACAAGATGAATCAGGCTCAAGCCGAGGCGGAGAATATCAAGCTGGGCGACGCTATCGGTCAGCAAGCCGAAAAGGTTGCGCAGGCAAAAGCCGAAGTTGACCGGCTGAACGGAGTGTTGGACTACTACCAGCAGAATGGGGTCAACACTGAGCTGACAACCCGCGCGCTGGCTGAGGCGAACGGTGCGCTCGCTGATGAGACCAGCAAACTAAACGATCTAGAGGATAAGCGCGCGGCGTTGCTGGAACGAATAAAGGCCGCACAACAAGACCCCGCGACCGCCAATCTTGCCCAGGTCACCGCCTACAACCAACAGATTGTCGCGCTCGATAAGCTGGCAGCCGTGTTTGAAAAGCGCGAATCCTACCTGAAACGGGTTAATGACGCCGAAATCGCCGAAACGCAGGCACTGATCGAAAAAGCCAAGGCGCTGGGAGATACCAGAACCGCCGAACAACTCACGATCAATCTTGCCGCACAGCGGGCAAAAGCAGCCGATCAAGCGGCATCCCTCGCTCAGGCCGAGGCGGTGGCCGAAAACACGAAAGTGGCCGCGCTGGAAAAGGTCCGCGATCTGCAAGGGCAGTTGACGCCGAAACAGCAGGAAGCGTTGGCACTCGCCCGCGAATCGGCCGTTGCGAAGAACACCGAAGCATCGGCTGCGCAATTGCTCGCCGAAAAGCTGAAAGCAGAGGCGGAGAGCGAAGCCACCGGTCTCGCGGCAAAAGAACGGGCCGTTGCCAAAACCGATCAAGTCGTCACTGCATCCGGTGATTATCTTTCTGCCCTACAAGCCGTCGCGACGGCGCAGATTTCCGGTGTACAAGCGGAAATCGACCTCGCCAACGCTAAGGGCAATACCTACACCGCACAAGCCAAAACCGTCGAACTCGCCAAGCTGGAGGCGGAATGGGCCAAGGTCTTGGCCGAAGCGAAACAGGCCGAAATCGCTGCCGAAAAGGCCAGCACGGAAGCCAAGATCGCCAAGCTCCAGGCCACCAACGACAACACCGAGGCCACGCAGAAAGAAATCGCCGCCCTGCAATTGCAGCTCGTGGCGCTGGGCAAGCAGGCGGAAGCCGAGGCGCTGGCGGCAAAGACCAAGGAGTTGCTCGCACAACAGGTCGTTGCCAACCAATTCAAGCAAACCGATTCTCAGCAGAAGCTCAATCAAGCGATCCGCGATCAAGCCGACGAAGTCGAGCACCTGACCGAGATCCAGGAACGCAACACGCAAGTCACGAAGGATAACGCCGAAACCCTGGCGAAGTGGGCAGAGGAAACCAAGGCCCAAAGCTCGGTCGTCACCGGAACACTCAACGGCTGGATTGATCGACTCAACGCGCTATCGCCGGCCG